CTAACTACAGTCCTAATTTGCGTTGAAGTAATGCAAGTAAAGATTTACGTTTACCTACCCATCCATCTATTGGCAGCACACCCTTCGGGGATACTGAAAATAGATTAGTTCCCATTATATTATACATCCTTAAAAAGGATGGAAGATACTTGAGAACAAGAGCTGCCGATCTCTGGTCGAGATCGGGTAACTTTGTTGAATCCCATTGCTGGGACAAAACTCGGTTATCCTTAAGCAAAACCTCTTCCCTAAAAAAGAATTGGTTAAACTTAATGTCATAGCTCGTAAGGTATGTGCTGTCTCGCTCTTTGAAAAGCGACAGGTATTTTTCGTACCTGTCCTTCAGAGGAGTCCCATCTGGGTTAAAACCTAATCCTCCACAAAAATCGGGGAGGTCCCAAATGGCCTTGACAACTACACGTTGTTGAGGACGCAGTAGCCGCAAGGAGCGTAAACCAAGTAATCTAACGACATCAAGAAAATTGTCATCAGATAACTGCCTCCATTTAAGTTGGGGTTCAAGATAATCCCGAAAGATCAACTTTCCTCCAAACTCAGCCATTAATGAGGAACTTAATGACTTGGAAGCAGAAACCGGGCATGCTAATGCATCAAGGCATGCCAAGTACTTGGTCGCCAAACTATCATCAAGGATAACTACATCGTCGCCTAAAACAAAGAACTTGTTATTGAAACAGTTCCCGTTAAGGTAATAAAGTAGAAAACCATGAGTGAGGGCAAATGAACCAAACGATGGGTATAAACCCAGCGGCTGGCCACGAGTCCACTTGATAGTCGTGTCGAGGAATACCCAATTGCTTCGGGAAATGTCATGAAACAAATTGACACTATCGAGGTTCAAGGGAAAAATATTCTTTAAAACATCAAGCTGGAGTGACAGCGGAAAATAATCTGTTGCTCCAGTAAGATCGACACAATGGCACTCTTTATTGTGTTGCAAGTGTTGCTGTATTGCAGGTATAGCTTTTGACTGATCGAAAGTGCAATCCCATGGCATCTGTTTTAGCATGTCGTAGATAGCATCACCGAGCGGTTTTAGAGCTACTTGATAGACCCTATTTGGGTTTGCCACGGCACGAAGCTTAAGCCCTGGTTCCTGGATGAGGCCTACCTTTCCAACAGAATCGACGACAGAGGACGGGGGGTAAATCTCACCTGATACAAAACGGTGAAACCCGGAAAAAACACTCTCAAAAATTCGAGGGTATTTCTCTGTTAAAAAACGACCTGTTTTGGTGCACCCAATAGTATACCATTGGGATTGCCAATGCAAACCTTCTGGTGCAGTTGTGCCGTCATACATAGGCACGCGTTTCCCAGGAGATGGTGTATAACTCATGTACGAAGGTGGCATCGAAAATGCCAATTCACCTAATACAGAAGTTGCCGCCATAACAACACCTTTACTGATATCGATTGGAATGTCGATATCTTCCGATGTTACACCTGAAAGGAACTTTGTCAGCTGCTTTTGACTAGGTGCCTTTGCAATAAAACGGGTGTAACTCCTCAGCAGAACCGAACAGCTAAACCTTCGACGCTTTGAAGATAAGGCTGTCTGGAATATGTACGAGAGAAGTCCGCTCGGTAAATTGAGCTTATTCTTTTTGTACCATTTCCCTACTGGAGGAAGACCGGCACGAAAGCGGACAAAATCGGTGTAGATGTCTTTACACCGTGATACAGTCCACTCAATGCCATTGTCTCGGACATTGTCTTCAATCATGGTGATGTACTGCTTGATTGTCGACTTTGGTAAATCCAACGCAGCATAATACGTAGCTAGGTCCCCTGAAGTATATAACATGCGACCTCCTATTAAGGATAAGCATTACTAAGGGGCTTAGCGAACAGCTAAGCTACTAGAGTCAGCACATATAGCTCTATAAAGGTTGTATCTCTTGGGGTATAACACGAAAGTAACATGTGGCCTTAAAACATGGATCGGTCCAAAAATCGACTTTTCCAGGCACATATACTACATTTAATTTGACCCAATCTTCCGGGTCATCTCGGGTAATTTCTATCCGATGTTGGACAGTTTTACATGACATGCCAAAAAGTGACCTTATTTGCACGGAGTTATAGAAATCTGTGCAGTGGTTACTTAAGTCTCGCCTTGTTAGCGGATGTTCGCAGAGGCAGTGGCTAAAAGCCCTTTTGCATGCTGTATGTCGCTCGTCGGGTTTTGACAGAAGTAGACACGCTTTATATCTCTTTTGTCCGTGGTATAATAAGAAGTAGCAACATTCTTTGCCACGTATTTCCTGTTTCCTAGATGTGTTAACATGACCCTTTTCCATAAAGCGAGAAAAATCAGCTTTAATCATCTCTAGAAACCAAGATGACATCAATATATTCGATCTTTTGAATATAGAGTAGGTATAGGTTAATGTTAGCATCGTGTACTCCCTTTTGATTTACAATCCCTTACGGGGCTA